GATCAGGTGAAAACTACTGTCAGAAAAGCCACCCATCATTGGGTCAACTTTTGCAGTATCAGAGTATCGTTGTTCCCAAGAAACACTGTCATAGCCAGAGGTAAAGGCAAATACCTGATACGGAATTTGAATTCGTTGGCAGAACATGGCAAGATTAATCACTTGTTTGATTGTGTCATGCATAACATCACACATTGAACCAGACCAGTCTAGCAAGAAAATCATGCCATGGTTTTTGTCCTCAGGAACAACATCAAGTTTCTTAAAGATGTCATCGGTCAAGGTATGAGCATACAGTTTACGAACATCGAGGTCACCTGATTTTGAAGTAGTGATACGCTTGTATTCAGTTGCTGACTTACGCATCTCGAACTCTTTTACAAGATAGTTCACAACACGCATAGACTCAGTCTTAAATTTAAGCAAGGATGCGGCATCGCTGGCTACATAATCATCACCAACCTTTTGACCATGATAGTCATAGGTTCGTTGGTACTTCTTCATTTTCTCAGGTTTCAATTCTGAGAGTACTCGCTTGAAGTCAATGATAACATCGCGAGATGTTTCCAACTTAGGAATAAAGTATTGAACCACAGTGGTAGTGTCGGCAAGTTCAGACAAGCGATCGTTGAACACACGCTGAGTTTTGGACTCTAGTTCTTCCTGTTCTTTCTCAGGTGTATCTGTATCAGCGTCAGGAGTTGACTGAGTAGTTCTGTTGTTAGAATTTTCATTGTCTTCCTGTTCAACTTCTTCGGCATAATCATTGTCAAAGTCATCAGGATCATCCATAAAATTGTCGAACTCAATTTCTTCTAGATCTTCAAGATCTTCACCATTAGACTCACGAAGTTTTTTGAGTTCTTTCTGTTTGGCTTCGCGATCTTCTTTAGAAAAGGCATAAATTTCTCTAGCCAAATTATATACATCATCCATTGTGTCGCACTGGTCAGTACGACGGACAAGTTCCATTTCGGCTGGTGTAAATTTTACACCACAGTTGAAACCACACTTGTAGTATAAGTTGATACGATCGATCAGTAGAAGTTTGGAAAGATCCTGACCTTGAACACCGAAGAAGTCTTTTTCGTTCAGTTGTTTGTAACCAGTGATGAATGCTTTGCGCAATCCAGGATACATGTTTTTGATTTTCTTTTCGATACGAACATCCTCAACCACATTCATATAACCATGAATGGTGCGGAAGTCTGGCTTTTCAACATGCTCAATGGTAGTGAAAAGTGCATGGCCAACTTCATGACCGATAAGCATTTCCTCTTGGTCAACAGACATATCTTTCCACATCGGAAGGGTCAATGTTCTGGTAACACTTTCAAATGATGCTGTTGAAACATTGGCTCGAATAACATTCAAGTTTTCGTTTGCCAAGAGTCTAGCCAGCAGGTCTTTAGAATTCATCATAAATTATTCCTCAAGTTATAGAATAATTATACTCTTTTTCCTAATTAATAGCAAGCACTTTTTGCAATCAAGGCTGTGCGGGACTTGCAGGATACCCCTACAGGTTGTAGGGTTATACAATGACCGAGAAATCGTTTCGTTTTTCAAATTTTATGACTGATCTAAACTTGTCAAACAGCTGGTCACCCTTGTGCGAGATCACAAACACATTGGAATGTTCGCCCAGTGTGTTCATCAGGGTTAAGAAGTAGTCAGTCCCATTGACATCCAGCGATGAGTCAAAGATTTCATCCAGCATAAGCAGGTTTGTGTTGACAGAGTTCTTTAGTTTTGCAATCTGGCGCCATGTAAACAAGATAGCCAAGTCTATGCGCATCTTCTCACCCTCAGAGAAAGAAGCATAGGTAAACTCATCACGAAATCTAGACTTGATTGTTTCGTTGAACGATTCATCTAACTCAAAGTGAATGTAAGAATCCATCTGGTTTAGATATTGGTTGATCAACTTGTTCATCACAGGTAGATACTCACGAATAATCGCAGTCTTGATACCAGTATCTCTCAACAAAGCAGATGCAACTTCCTGAAGTTCTTTAACAGAATCTAACTCTTTTCTGTTGTTAATGTTACTCAATGCTTCTTGAGCCAATACCTTTAACTTAATTTTTTCTTCATCAAGATTTGCTGTATCAGTTTTTGTACTTTCGATTTCCTCTTGTAAACCTTTTATTTGTTTATTGAGTAGGGAGATCGCAGAGTTTTTAGTCGATAATTCAATATTCTTGTCGGTAATCTGCGATTGGACTTCAGTAATCTTACGTAGGTTTTCATTAAGACGGGAGAGAACTGTTTCGAGTTCACCAACTTTTCTGTTCTGTTCCACCAACTGCGAATTAAGTTCTTCGACAATGTTCGATTTATGTTCCTCAGGTATACCTTGTCTACATGAAGGGCAAACATCATGTGCGTTAAAGAATTCTGAGTTATGCTCACATGTTTCGATTTGTTGGAGAAATTTACTTCTGTATGACTTTGCTTTGTCGATATCTTCAGTAACATTTTCCTTGTCATTGATGCTCGCTTTAAGAGTATCGATCTCCTCCAAGATGGTAGATATCTCGCTCTCACTAGATAGAATCTCAGCAGTGTTAGAAGAAATTTTCGCTCTGATACTTTCGATGGCGCTAGTCTTTGCTTCAGAAATAGTTTTGATGATCGCTTGCTGATTCTCAACCCTTTCTTTGGCGAGTTTGAGATCCGATTCAACCTTGGTGATTTCATCTTTAGTTGCACTTACTTTCTCCTTGAGCAACGAATTCATAGTGGAGAAAATCTTAATGTCTAAGATGTCCTCAATAACTTCCCTACGCTGAGCAGATGACAACTGCATAAAGGGAACAAACGATGCGGACCCAAGAATAACAACCTGAGTAAATGTCTTGTAGTTTAGACGAAGGATTTGTTGTTCAAGAATCTTTTGATAGTCTTTAGATGCAGCATCTTGATTAACCATGACACCATCAAGATAGATCTCAAAGATATTTGGTTTGATACCACGAATAATTTTATATTCTTTTTTGCCAATGGAAAACTCAATCTCAACAAGTGCGTTCTTGCCGTTGATAGAGTTGATCATCTGATTCTTATTGATGTTTCTAAAAGGTTTTCCAAACAAACCAAAACACAAAGCATCCAAACAAGTGGACTTACCCTCACCATTTTTTCCAATGATAAGGGTAGTTGTTGATTTGTTTAGTAGCAGGGTATTCGGTTGATTGCCAGTGGATAGAAAATTCTTCCATGACAATTTTTTAAATACAATCATTCACTCTTCCATTTCATACCCATAGACTTATAAATGAATCTTATTATAAAGTTGGGTTTCTTTTTAGACACAATAGTAATTGGCATAGCATCAACATTAATAGTAAAGGATGGATTCCCAAGATTACAATTAGTTGTCAAGGTTGTCCAAGTAGCATTAGTACCACCATTCGAGATAAGATAACTACCAGACATAGCAGTGACAGAAGTTCTTGCTTGTTCGGCTCTCCACTCTTCAATCCATTTAAGACTTGGTGTATAATCTAAGTCAAGTTCAATCTGTTCCGTAAGCGGAAAGAAATAACTAATCTCAAGTTGCTTCATTATTCTACCTCTAAGTTTATTGCTTCCGTATAAAGAGATTTCATAAATGATTTAATCTTTTCTTTGTCGTAGTCAGTTTCAATTGAATCGACATAAGTCGATAACACATCAAGCGTATCTTCTAGATTAATGTCAGAATCAATTTCACCTTCACTATACTCAGAGAAGTTCTCAATTATCTTTACTTCATATGGATTACTATCATAAACCTTAGTGATGAATTTGTCAAATTTATATAAGTCATTCTTGTTAACAACTATAACTTTTACGTATTTGTTTTTTAGATTATTGTATGACGAGATTGAGGGATCAACAAGGGAGTCGTCGTACTCAATTCGTTCGAACATCGTATAAGGATTTCCGATGAATTCGAGTTCTCTTGTTTGTAAATCGAACAAGTGAAATCCTCGGGGATCGTTAAAGTCTTGCCATGTAAGTTCGTATGGATTGCCCAGATAGTAAATATGACTATCATTGCTACGATGATGGTAGTGACCACTGAAAACCATATCAAACTTTTTAAACAAATCCTTAGAAAGACCTTCATGACTTTCCATTCCTCTATACATTGCGAACCCAGCAATTTCAAAGTGCCCCATGCAAACTTCTGCTTTGCTAGAATTAATTACTTGTAAACTTTCATCATAATTATCAGGACATATCCAAGGCACGAAACATACTGATGTGTCATGAACGACTATGTCTGATGCCTTATTTATTAAAGCGATATTTGTATACTCAGCCAGTAGCAACTCTGGAGAATTGACTTCATTGGTATTCTTAAAGTAAGTGTCATGATTACCAGCGATCATGTAAACTTTGATATTTCGTTTTTCAAGTTGATCAAAGAACATCTTCTTTGAGCGATCAAGCGAATAGAAGTTTACATATTTGCGTCTATCAAAAGTGTCACCAAGAATAAGAACGCTGTCAATATCAGATGCGTCCAAAGTAGGAAAGAAAGTATTGTCATAGAATTGTTGATAAAAATCTAAAAAGGCAACACTATCATTTCTCGCACCGAAGTGCTGGTCTGTAATAATTGCTACTTTCAAATGAAACCCACCTTTCGTTTAGTTGGTTTATTTGTTTGCGTATTAAAGATTTCAGCAATTGAAAACTCAACAACTTCACCAGCGTTGCGCTTTGGTACAGAACCACCAAGTTTATCAGCCAATTTATTTGCAGCGAACAAAGACAAAGGTTTGAACTCAACGATATCAAAGCAACGTCCTGGACGAGTCAAAGCAGAATCAATGTCACAGATAGAAGGTAGATTGGTAGAAAAGATCATCTTCTTACCTTTGGTAGTCACAAGACCATCACCGACATTAAGGAAACGATGCATCATTGTGTTACCATCACTGCGTGGCTTCAAGAAAGCATCACTATCTTCTAACACCATGACATTGTCATCAGATTCAATGAAGCGAGCAAAGAATCCATCTTTGTCTAGGATCGCACCATCGTAGGACACAATCGCAGATGAGTTGGTATGAGCCAACAGACCACGGATAAAGGTAGTCTTACCAGTTCCTGGAGGTCCAATCAACAACAAAATATTTGCCGATGATTCCATGTAACGATCATAGTAATCATTAAGTGGTTCACCATTCAGGAATGGATACATCTCATCACAAGGAAGACGATCGCGATTCAGTGGTACGTTAACAGATTGACCATCACTACCATATACCCATTCGATGTGACAAGTAACTTGATCAAAATTTTCTTCAACGATCTCAACGATATCATCAACAAACGACTCATCACCAAACGCACGCACGTCAGTTGTGTTACTGTTTACTGAAAATTTAATAAGATTGTTTGATTCTTTTTCAACAATGAAACCATCTGAAGAGTTAGACTGAACAAAAAGATAATCTTTAAATTGATTCTCTGCCCAGTGTTGCCACTTCTCACGATTACAAAGCACAGAGGTATTACGAAACACAGTTGAAACACCTGCATCGGCACGACGCTTTAAAATTTCTGCTGTGATTAGATCTTCAACATCAGAAACACCCAAAAAGATTTTATCATTATCCATATTAATTTTACTCAAATTTAAAATATTATCTGCTGCATCCCAAGTATGTTTTTTGAGAAACTTCTTAGTTCTTTTCTTTTTTACAATTGTTCTTGACAACCCACGAAAAGATGGTCTTATACTTTTACTCAATTCTTTTAACCAATCATGAACTTCACTATTACTACGCTTCATTACTCACTCACAAAATCATCTAAACTTGCTTCTTTCTTTTTACGTTTCTTTTCTTTTTTGCGTTCAATAAAATCATCAAAGGTATTATTCTGTTGCATAAACTCAGCATACGCATTATGAAATTCTCCACCTTCATCTTGATCTTGTAACTCAAACATCTCAAAGGGCATTTCCTGTAGCATCTTACCCTTAATATATGTTTGTTTCTTCTCCTCGGCAATTCTTCTTAAGAACGCATAGTAGATAATTTGGGTGAAGTACGCAAAGGGATTGCTAGATTTTTCGGGATCAAAGTTATCGATATATTGTAGACAGTTTTGTATACCATCTAAAATCATATCTTCACGATAACTATAATTAATAAAATTTGCTTTGTAGGAAAGATGGGTTCCAATTTTTAATAGGCATTCACCAATGTATGGTGTTACCATTGGCCAACCCTTGTCTTTTCTAGTCAGTCCTGCTTCTTTGGCAACGAGCACCTTGATTCGATACTCTTTCATTGCTTCAAGAAAGTCAGCGTTACTGACGTAGTGGGTTCCTTTGGCTTTTGTTGCCATACTAATAAATCTCCATAATTATTCAACTCAGATAAGTATACTATAAAATGATTACAATAGCAAATATTTAATACAAGAAAATAAATTTGCTTTTTGCTTGACGAAAGCGTATACTCTCGATGTAGGGTTTGAAAAAGTTATAACTAATGTAGCGTTTCGTTACCTTCAACAAAGGTTTTGTTACCTTCTTCGGCTTCCTCTTCTATCTCCCCTGCTATTGCTCTCAGCTGTGCGATTGCACTATGAATATCCTCTATCTCCTCGAGAGCAGCACGATCTTCATCATCTTCCCAAATAAGTTCTTTGGCTTGCGGTGCCAGATTCACACCCTCATGGTTTCTTACAAGATGCACATAGTGAACAATGGCACGATCATGCAATTTAGAATCAAGAACAATATGAGTTTTGTTTAAGTGAACAACAGGCGATTCAAGAAACAGTGAGTATGGACCAGCAGTAACTTGTTCAGAAATACGATCATTGTTTGTAGAAACAAGATGAGTTTTGATTAACATAGGAAACTTAACAGTAACTGTAGTTTCGTTTTCTGATTCTTTGTATGCCATAAGTTGTTCACCAGTAACCAATTTTAAATAAACGAATTCTTCGTTCATAATTTTACCTCAACAATCTTGTAATTAAATTTTTCTTCGGAATAAGTTTTAAGTCTTTCACCAAAGTGATTCAGTGTATGATTTTTCCAAGACTTCCAACTTAAATCGTCTGCTAAGTCGTATAGATTGCACTCAGTTTTACCATTTTTTAATCTTAACCCACGACCGATACTTTGTAGGTTGCGGATCTTAGATTTGCTTGGCGATGCAAAGATTACATTTTCCAATGATGGGATATTAATTCCAGTACTAAAAGTACCAAAAGAAGCAACAATAATCGCATCAGGCTCGCTCTCTGTAATCTTTCTAATTGCTTCTCTATCTTCTGTTTCAGTGGCACCAGAAACGAAGAATATTTTTCTTTTGTCATGCGCTTTATCTTTGATCATGTCAAACAAAATCTTACCATGTTTATTTACAAACTGGAAAAGGACTAGGGTGTTGCCTTCAGACTTCAACGCAAGGTTACAGATAAAATTATTACGCTTTTCGTGTGATACAATAAAATCCATCTCATCAGCGTATTGATTATTCTTTCTACCCTGACGAGTTATATCATCATACTTCAGTAGTATACATGTAATATTTAGTTTGGCCAGCGTTCCCGAATCCATTAATTCTTTTGTAGTTGTTACACGATGAGTTGGACCAAAGATTCCCTCAAGAACTAATTTATGAACTTTCTTGTTATCAAGAGTTCCTGTAGTTCCGATACGGTATTTAACATGAGTAAGTTTACCCATAACTGTTGTAAGAGAGGTTGCTTTAAACTGATGCGCTTCATCACCAAAGATAACATCAAACTGATTGAACCATTGCTTATGTTGTTTGTAAACAGACTGCCATGTAGTAATTAACACATCGCCTGTTATATCTTTAGTGAAACCACTGTATAGTTTCTGAACATGACGATTAGTTTTCCAACCATTGGCAGAAGAGTAATCTTCAAAATCAGCGTATAGTTGCTCAACCAGCGAGGTAGTTGGCACAATAATAATACACTTGCGACTATTCTCTAAATGCCAACGCATTGTTGTATAAATGATAAATGATTTACCAGATGCGGTTGGCGATAGTAGTAGGGTTCTTTTTGTATCGAGAGCATGTTTAACAGCTTCGATTTGATAATCACGAATCTCGATTGGTTTACCATGACCATGGGGATTTAGCCATTGAGCAAATTCTGAAACTTGTTCAGATGTTATGCCTTCGTTGTTTCTTAAGTCGGCTGGTAGAGTTATCGCATAGTCATTACGAGTACAAAAATCTATGACATAATTTATCAGACCAACATAAAGAGTCTTGCGTATAATATCGTACATCCGCACTTTACCATCCCAGAGTCTTGCTCTGTACTGCGGAGTAAACCTAGCACCTGGATACTCAAAGGTAAAGAAGTCTGACAGTTCTTGTTCTATGGACGGATCGTCAGCAAAGATACGAAGATGCACTTCATCAATTTTTTCAACTGTTATCATGAGCCACTAATAAACTTTTTCCATTCAATAGAATTGCGTATCTGCCAATCCCTTGCTTTAATTTGATTCATAACTGAGTCAAGGAAATCTACAATACATTGAATGTAGTTTGCTTTAATCTCTAGTTTATTTAGATCGTTATCTCCAGAGAGAAATTCATCCATCTCATTCTTCAGCGGTTTAACACCTTGCCACTGAACCCAACCAGTTAGTTGTAGTTCTTCTTTTGTCATTTCGCCACGATAGTAACGAAACTTTGATTGACGAAGTGTGTTGTAATCTGCCTTCATCTTAGCAAGTTGTAACTTGTATCGGATAAGGTGATTGAGATATTTCGAGTGGAGTTTTGCTGTGTTGACGGATTCTTTATCAAGATGGTTATCATCAATGATACAGTCGTCAGCCCATGCGTTTTGTATTTCTTCAAGTGTCATAATAAATCCTCAAGGTGTATACTATTAGTATACTATAAAGTCAAATTAAACGCAATTAAATTTTTGTAATTACACCAGTTACATTTGCAAAAGTGTAGTAGGAGAAGCGGAATGTTGCAGAACCAGTTAGGTAGTTAACACTGTCGTTGGTGGATTGAAACTGCAAAGTTTCCAACGAGATAGGAAAGAGATCATTAAAAGTAATTGTTTTTACAGGATTGTTTGTGTTGTTTAAAATTTGCATAACACCAATCGAGTAGTTTGTTGCAAGTTCGCTTAATACAGTTGATTGGTTTGCAGCAACATAGTCAACATACTGCTGATAACTTTGCGGAAATCCCAATGCCACGATCCAGTTGTAAATAGAGATATAGTTATCCATGTTTTCGTCAACAAGGAACTGCACATTCAAAGTATCATAAGTCAAGTGATCGCCTGGAATCGGTTGATTCGCAAATGGCGTAGCCAATATTGGATCGCCAAAGGTGATTCCTGGGATATGAACCTGCTGACAGAAGTATTCAATTTCAGGTAATTTGGCAATGTTAAATCTAAACCCATTTGGTGACAGTGGATTTATGTTTGGAGGTAATGTTAGGTTTATACTCATACTATTATTTATATGAAAAAAAGGGAGATCTTTTCAGAACTCCCTTCTTAAAACATCACTCTACGGTGACTTCTTAATGTGATTACATTAAATTGGTCACGGCAACACGGCGATAGTAGTAGTTTTCGTTAGCAGTTAGACCACCAGAACCATCCAAAGAAACGAATGGGTTAGCAACCATACCATAACGAGTCTTGAAACCAATCTTAGGTTGGAATGTAGACGGATCTACAGCACGAACCAACTGAAGTGGAACGTATGGGCAATAGAACAAACCAGCGTCAAACGCAGAAGTACCTTTGTAGCCAACAGTGAAGAACTGAGTAGCTGATTGGTTAGCAGAGAATGGATCAACATAAACTTTATAACGACCATTCAATACACCAGCGAAAGTAGTGCTAGACTCATCAACATTCAAGTTAGTTGACAATGCAGGTGCATAGTCAAGAACGCCAGCCATTGCCAAAGCAGAAGCTACGTCAGATGAACAGATGATGAAGTTACCTTTACCACGACGAGTTTGTTGAGCAATAGCATTGGCATCACGTTCGATTTGGAACAAGAGACCTTTGAATTTTTCAACAGACCAACGACCATTAGAGTCAGTATCTAAGTCGAAAGTACCAGCAGTAGTAGTACCAACTTGAGCACCTGGCTTAGCAGTAGTATAGATAGTACGTAGAACTTCGCGATTGATCTCAGCCAAAATCTCAGTAGAAAGAATGTTGCTCAATTCGCCTTCAGCGTCAAGACCATGAACTGATTTCAAGTCTTGTGCCAATTCAACAGTGTACTCAGCTTTCAACGCACGAGTCTTAGCAGTTACGCTAGTCTTTTCGATTGAGAATGCCATTTGGTTGAAAGTAGTGCTATCGCCCAAACCTTCAGCTGTCGAAGTAGACATACCAACACCAGTAGTATAAGTACCAGATACTGGGTTGTTACCAGCGTTAACTGGAGAAGCAGCGCCAGAGAATGCAGTATCAGCTGCATTGAACAATGCCTCAGTACCACCTTGAGTAGAGTAGCGTGACTTCATAGCGAAGATCAAGCCAGTAGGTTGTGTCATTGGTTGTACACCGCAAACATCATAAGCGATCATTTGTGGAGCAGCACGGCGAACCAAGCTGATCAACACTGGATCAAACTTAGCGATACCGCCAGTGTCACCATAAGAACCAACAGCGTTAGCTGCAGTAGTTTCAAACAACGCTTCTTGTTGTTTGCCCATTTCGCGTTCTTGGTTTTCCAAAAGAACAGCAGTTACTTCCTTACGGTAGTGGTCCTTGATTGAAGGCAATGCTTCGTGTTCAAGGATTGGTGCCCATTTCTTTAAAAGGGCTGTGCGATCGATATTACTCATTTTAGTAATTCCTTATATTAGATTTTAAGTTTGTTGAGTTCGCTAAGATACTTCTTAACAGAAGGATCTACAGGTGCTTGCTCAGTTAGAGTTTCAACAGGGGTATCGCTAACTACTGATTTTACTTCAGTAATTACTTTCTTACCACCAAAATAATTCTCACGGATTGTCTGTAATTTTGCAGAGAAAGTGTCGGCGGAATCATAAGAAATTTCTTCTGCTAGAGAAGTAAACTTTTCAACTTCAGTGTCGGTCAAACCTTTTACTGATTCAGCAATTGCGTTTACACGCTTTTGCTCGTTGACGATCTTAGACAATTCAACATTCTTTTCTACTTGATCATTTAGAGTTGATTCAATTGCAGATAGTTGCTCTTGTAAGTCACCCAATACATCGAACTTTTCCTCAGGAACGTCGATATAGTGTTCAGCAAACAAAGACTTCATACCGTCAATAAAAGACTCCATAATCTCAGACTTCATACCAGACTCAAGGGCTAACTCATTCTCTTGCACCCACTGCTCAACTACGTAGTTGAGATATCCATCAACTTTTTCAACAAGACCCTCTTTGATACTTTCAACTTCTTCTTGCAACTGTGTTGCATAAGATTCTTCTAGAGCTGCTGTTTCAGCTGTAACACGAGCTAAAACTGCTGCTTCGAAAATAGTGGCTGCTTTGGTTTTAAAATCTTCGGAAAGATCAGCACCTTCAAGCATTGCGTCAATATCTTCTTTCATGCCAGATAAGTGACTTGCTTCTGGAGCAGTCGCTTTAGCGTTGGCAATATTTGATGACTTAGATGTGGCATTTACTGCAGCATCTTGACTAGTAACATTGTTACGAGCATTGTTTGGCTCATCGCCATCAATAGTAGTAACACCATCAGTAGTGATAGAAGGCTGTGGATCAGAACCAGCTGAATTGCCTTTTACTTTGCTAGCATTGTCGGGTGTAGCACCCATTTCTTTTACTTCTTCAGTAATTGTACCTTGTTGTTTTGCTTTTGATTCAGCAAGCAACTCAGCGATTTTTTGTTCGATTGACATCGTTATCTCCTGTAACTGGATAGTTCTATGTAAATATTTAGTATTTATCTGATTTTACTCAGAAAATTATGGAAAGCACGCAATTGTGCTTCTTGTAAATTCTTAGAAGAAGTGTTTCTAATATTGCGTTTGACTTCCTCGATATTTTGCTCCACAAACTTTCCATCAACAAAAACCCACTCTTTGCTCTCCATGATTCCACGCACGAATGCGTCTGGAGCGGATGGGTCAGCTACAATATCTGCAGCTGTAGACAACATAAAGTCATCTTGAACAACTTGAACACCTTCGTTATTAGTCTTAAGTGAACCCATTGCTCTGCTTGACACGCCAAGATTAGCACCACCATCAAGAAGACCACGAGCGATCATTCCCATTGGAGTTTCTAAAATCTTTGCCTTACCAATATAGTTCTTGCCTTCTTTACGGAGATCAACGATCAAGTGAGATACACGATCTAAGTTAATAGATGGGGTATCTGGATGACCGAGTTCGCCATAGGCACGATTCTTTTCAACATACTCTTTCATGTAACGACCAACTTCGCGATCCATAACACCTTCTTGGTACATGCGCTTGTTGCGGTTTACAATCTCAGATTGAAGGAATACACCCTCAATAAAATAATTTTTTTTGCCACCAACTTTTTCCTCTACGATTGTAGAGGTTTGTTCGTAGACTTCTCTAATAAGTTTCATAGTTATGCCTTATCTGGGCTACCCGACATAGTAGTCGAAGCGCCAACTCTAGTTTGATCATCGTAAGCACCATAAGAAGCGTACTCAACTTTAGATTCCCATCCAGCAACTTTATGCAGAACAATGTATCCAACAGCATTTGCGCCAGTAATAGTAAAAGCAATATCGTAAGTATTATTAACAGAATCTGTCCAACCATTTGCTGTAAAGTCAAACATTGGAGCATTTTCAGGAGCAGCCACTAAACAAACAACGCTGTTTCTGCTAACAGATACACCAGATGATAATAAACCAGTACAGAAAAACTTAACAATATTAACTGTCGGTGTACCACCAGATACTAATGCTTGAGTGCCAGCAGTTAAATTGGCAATAGTAATTGTGCCAGTATCGGTTGCTGCACCTTGAAACTTGATAACAGTTTCATTGTTTGTGTTTTTAAGTGTAGTAAAATTAATCGCTGCCATTTTATTCCTCGAGTTCTTTTATAATTCTCATGAAATTGCTTTTTGATTCACGCATGTAATCAACAATTTCATTTTTATTCTTCAGTAAACTATTTAGGTATTCTTGCGTAGATTCATCTATTGCAACTACGGATCCATCTGCAAGGTCATACTGTAATTTACCCTTAAACTCTGCCGTTCTTGATTCTTTAATGGCAGTTACAACTGGGTCCACTGTAAATATATTGGAAGAAGCAAGCTCGATATATGATTCAATAAGTGTATCAGTAATCTTTTCTATATTGTGATATTCTCTTATATAGTTTGCGACTTTTTCTTTTGGTATAGTAGTGTCAATATGTTCTAACAGTTCTGTATTTTCAATAACTTGTTTAGCGTATTGTCTTGCTTCTTCCAATGTGCTTACATTTGATTCAATAGCAATTCCATTAATATAAATGTTTAGATCTTCCGTAATTCTAACATCGTGCCCATAAACTAAGAAGGATGCTGCAAGTCCAGATTGCTCTAGGACTTGCTTACGGAATGATCCAAAATACTTTGTCATATTACTCTTCTGTGGTAATTTCTTCAGTATCTTCAGATTCTACTTCTGTGTTTTGCTCAGGAGTTCTGAACATGTTTTGTGACATGTCAGTACGCATAGCATCTAATCTTTCTGCTACTTTATCTACCATAACAGAATTAAACGCAGTTTCGATTCCAACTGCATCACCACTATCAATCGCATCAATTAAATCACGAGTACTCATTTTTTAGCTCCTTGTTGTTGCTG